TATCCTCTCCTATTACTAGGACAAGTAGAGATTTAGACTACAAAGAAGTAGCACAAGACTTGCTAGTTACAAAACTACTATCTGATAGTGAGTGTAAAGACTTAATAGCTAAGTCTGATGCTCTAGGTGGTTGGGGTAATCTAGATGGAGATAAGTTTCCAGCGCAAGAGATAAGACTAAAGAGATTAGGTCTTTGGAAAGAGTATGAAGCTCTCTGGAGAGATAGACTATTTAAGATATGTGAGAAACATTGGAAGCCTGTAGAATATATGGGTCTACGTGACGCTTTTACTATGCGATACGCTATGGACACACAGAAGTCTTTAGGATTACACACAGACGCATCTCTCATAACTGGTAGCGTTAAATTAAACGACAACTATGAAGGTGCTACACTCTATTTCCCACGTCAGGGCTTTACAAACCTAGATGTACCCGTTGGAAGTTGTATACTCTTCCCTAGTCAAGTTACTCATGGTCATTATGTCGATGAGCTAAAGTCTGGGGTTAAATATTCATTAACTATGTGGACATCCCGTTATGTGGGTGACGAGAACTAGGAGCAATAAATGTTTGGTACTAGCCCTTTTGCATCCGCTACCTTTGCAGGTATGGGGAGCGAAGAATACGATTTAACAGCTAGTGCCATTACAACTGGTTCTTCAAGTGTACCTGTTGTCACAATGCAAGAAGACGAAACTCTTGGTGCGTTGTTTGTAACTACAGGAAGTCCAGTATTAGGGCAACCTAGTAAGAACTCAGGAAAAACACTTTCTACTGGAGACTTAGATACTAACAATCCTGATTTAGACACTGCACTACTACAGGAAGATGAAACATTCTCTGCTGTTAGTATTAGTACAGGAAACCCAGTCTTAGGTAGTACTACTGCGTTAATCAGGTATGACCTCACAGTAACTCCAATTTCCACTGATAGTCCAGATTTAGATACGGCTTCTATAAACCAAGGTCAAACTCTAAACTCTAATAATTTAGATACTGGTTCTGTAGTTGTTGACGATGTAACAATGTCAGAAGAAGAAACACTTTCTGCCAGAAATATAATTACTGATACTCCAAATACTGACAGTGCAGATATTACAGAAGGTAATATACTTTCTACTCCTAACTTAGATACAGGTATAGATCTACCTTCTGCTACAATGCAAGAGGATGAGACATTTTCTACTGGGGATATAAGTACAGGTAATACTGACGTTAGTGTTGCTGTAGTAAATCAAGGTCAAACTCTTAATACTGGAGACTTAGATACTGGTAACTTAAGTTTACCTTCTGTGACTATGCAAGAAGAAGAGACGCTTGTTGCTAGACCTATAACTGTAGATACACCAGAAACTCCTAGTGTTGCAATACTACAAGAACATATAATACAGATAGCAAACTTAAATACTGCACCTCCTGTACTTGATACTATTTTAATAAACCAAGATCACATAATTTCTACTGGGGACATGAATACTGGTGCTGTAAGTGTACCTGATATATCAATGTCAGAAGAAGAGACATTTTCTACTGGAGACTTAACAACTGGAGTTCCAACAGTAGATGATACTGTCATGGTATACAATGCTGTACTTACTACTCCTGATCTTACAACAGGAACACCAGAAGTAGATCGTACTGTCATAATAGGAGACCACTACTTCTTATTAGGTAATGTTATTACTGGCATCCCAGTCTTAGGTGAACCTTACTATAATCCAGCTTTAGCTAGAGTAGTTAACATAGGCAACCAACGTATAGGTAGTAGAACAGAAATAGCAAACAGTAACTCAGTTAGGTTTGACTCAAACAATAAGGTTAAGATAGGCTAATGGCTTTTAGAATTAAAACGAATGATACTAGCCCTAAGTTGGCAGTAACCCTAGAAGATGCGAGTGGTAACGCAATAGACATTACAGGTAACAATGGTGTTAGGTTCCACATGAAAGCGTTTGGAGCAACATCACTTAAGGTAGATGCTCCTATGACAGTTACAAATGCTTCTGGTGGTATAGTACAATACCCTTGGGTAGCGGCAGATACTAATACTGCTGGCACTTACTACGGTGAAGTAGAAGTTACATATGCTGATAATACAGTAGAGACATTCCCTAACAATGGTTACTTCACTATTATTATTAAAGAGGATTTAGATTAATGGCTAAGGTAGGAGATAGAGTAAGTTGGTCTTCATCAGGTGGTACAGCAAGAGGTATCATAAGAAGCATACATCGTGACGGTACAGTACCTAACATACCTGTAAAGATAACAGGTACTAAAGAGGAACCAGCGGCACGTATAGAGCTAATTGATGATGAAGGTAAACCACGTAATCAGTTTGTTGGTCACAAGATAACAAGCCTAAGTAAATATGCTGAGGTTGTAGATAAAGCAGACAAACCACTAAACAAACCTTTTAGACTACCAAAAGGGTCTAGTAAGAAGTTTGGTGTATACGTTAAGTCTGGTGACAAGACAGTTAAAGTTACTTTAGGCGACCCTAACATGGAAATTCGTCGAGATGATCCTAAAGCTAGAGCTAACTTCCGCAGTAGACACTCTTGCAGTACAGCTAAAGATAAAACTTCAGCAAGATATTGGTCTTGTAGAATGTGGAGTGGTAGCACAGTGGGAAGTATGACTAAAGATATTACAGGTCAAATATTAAAGGCCGATGAAGAACAACGCATGGTCTATGGTTGGGCTTCTGTAGTAACCGAAAAAGGTGAACCAGTAGTTGACCGACAAGGCGATGTAATTAAACCTGACACGTTAGTAAGTGCCGTAAACAAGTTTATGGAGCATGTACGTGTAGGTAAAGAAATGCACAAGGGTGAGCAGATTGGTGCAGTTATCCATTCTATGCCTATCACTAAAGAAATAGGTGATTCCCTTGGCATCCAGAGTGACCGTGAAGGCTGGATAGTCGCGTTTAAAGTTTATAGCGATGACGTTTGGGCTAAGGTAAAATCTGGTGAACTCGCCGCCTTTAGCATTGGTGGCAAAGCAACAAAGGAAGACTATGATGGCTAACCTTTTAACCATGCTTGAATTGGACGAATTATCTTTAGTAGATCGTCCTGCCAATGCGGAGGCAATGGTATCTTTATTTAAGCGCGACAACTTCGACGGGGAAACTATGAACGAAGAATTAGAAACAACAGTAAAAATGTCCGATGAGATGTTAGGTAAACTAAAGCCTTATATGGACAAGGGTATGTCTGAAGAAGAAGCTAAGAAGGCTTACGATGAAGACATGAAGAAACAAAAAGAAGAAGTAGATAAAGCTAACGCTGAAGTCGAAACTCTTAAAGCAGAGAATGAGCGTTTACGTAAATCTCTAATTGAAAACGGTTATATAATCAAATCAGACATCATCGAAAAGAAAGCACCAGAAGAGTTTCTTGAGTACGAAGGTGAATCAATCAACAAGGCTGACATTCCAGCACCTATCTTAAAGGCATTGGAAGAAGCAGAATTTACTAAAGCTGACTTAGAGCTAACAACTAAAGCGGAAGAAGCTCTTCCTAACTTTGACGTAGCTACAGCAAAAGAATTAGTCAAATCATTTGAGACTAATGAAGAAGTTATGGGTGTACTAAAAGCCGCTGATAAAGCATTTGGTTCATCTATGGAAGAAGTAGGCAAGGCAGACGTTGACGGTGAGTTTACTACCGCTTCAGATAAACTTGATGCACTTGTAAAGTCCTACATGGACACTAACGAAATGAAAAAGAGTGAATACGCTGTAGCATACTCTGCTGTAGCAAAGACCGATGAAGGTAAAGCTCTTATCACTAAATCCTACAAAGGGGAATAATCATGGCTGTAACGCAATCACGCGACAACCGCACTCTAATCGCTGGTGCTGATCTTAGCACCTCTCAATTCTTATTCGCAAAAATGGATGCCGCCGCTAAAGCTGTTTTAGCTGGAGACGGTGAAGGTACTATCGGTGTTATAGCTGTAGGTGCTGAGGCTGGAAATGCTTGCACAATAACTCACTCAGGTAAAGTCATGGTAAAATGTGGCGGAACTGTAACTATCGGAGACGACGTAGGTATCGATGCCGCTGGTAAAGCTGTCAATGCGGCTTCTGGTGACATCATCGTTGGTCGTGCTTACGAAGCAGGTGTTGACGGTCAAATCATCGCAATCGAATTGATCCTAGCCGCTAACGCTCACGCTTAATTTAAGGAATATATATTATGCCATTATTAACACCATCCAGTGTACATCTGGATCAACCACTTACTAATTTGACTATCGCTTACGCACAAGCAGATACAAACTTCATTGCGGATAAAGTATTCCCAATCGTCGGTGTTCAAAAGCAGTCAGATAAGTATTACATCTATGACCGTGACAACATGAACCGTACAGGGGACGTTAAGAAATTAGCTCCACGTACAGAAGTGAACCGTATCGGTATGTCACTATCAACAAGCTCATACTTTGCAGACGTATTTGGTCTAGGTATGGACTTCGATCAACAGACACTTGCTAACGAAGATGCCGCTTTGGAAATTCGTTCAGCTGGAGCGCAAACACTTGCGACACGTTTGATGATCCATCGTGAAGAGCAATTCGCTTCAACATTCTTCTCAACTAATGTTTGGGGAACAGAGTATGATGGCGTAGCTAACGGTGACAACAACTTAGACTCAGAGTTCACATACTGGTCAGACTATACAAACGCTACACCAATCGTAGACATTACTAAAGCACGTCGTGCAATGCAACTTAAGTCTGGCGGATACAAGCCAAACACAATGGTTGTAGGTAAAGAAGTACGTGACGTATTAATTAACCACCCAGACATCCTAGCACGTTTAAACGGTGGATCAACTGTAGCTAACACTGCATTGATCACAGACGCTAAACTAGCTGAGATCTTTGAAGTGTCTAACTTCTACGTAATGGAAGCAGTCAAGAACGACTCAGCAGAAGGTATTGCAGAAAGCAACTCTTTCATCGGAGGCAAAACAGCTATGTTAGCACACGTTGCTCCTTCAGCTGGATTGATGACACCTATGGCTGGCGGTACATTTGCTTGGAACACTTTAGACGGTGTAAACAACTTAGGTATCACAGTTGAGTCATTCTCAGACGATGCTCTTAAGCGTCAACAGGTTGCAGAACACATCCAAGTTAAAATGTCTTACGACATGAAAGTCACTGGTGCTGACTTAGGTGTATTCTTTAACACAGCTATAGCGTAAAACTATACATAACATTTGGTGAGGGCTTAAGTGTCCTCACCTCTTTTATTAAGGAGAACCCGATATGATACCATTCCAGTTTGACAGACCCGTATTTGTAAAACAAGAATTTAGTGGTGGAGGAAGAGATTGGAAGAGATCAGAACATTACCCTTGGAAAGAGTTATCTCTCTCTAGTGACGTTGTTCAGACCTTATACAACAATAACTTTCTACATCATAACTCTGACCTAGAGGTTAAAGCTAAGGTTGGAGACGGACTAGAAGTACTTGATGTCGCATCACTAGCAGTCCTAGTAGATACGATCAATGCTAAAGTAAAAGCTAAGACTAATTCCCACGCAGAGTTTACTCGTAAGAAGTGTAAGAAGTCTAAGATACTAGAGAAGCAACGCGGTTTACTCCGCAGTTGGCGTAGAAATTATGGAGAGTTGGAGAACGACTAATGGCTTGGAGCTACGACGAAGGAAA